CTGGCATTTCGGCATAAAGCCAAAGAAGATAGCTGACACGCTGTCAATGGCACGCGCTATACATTCTATAGAAGTAGGTGGAAGCCTCGCCGCTTTGTCCGAATACTACGGGTTGGGCAAAAAGGGCACCGAAATACACAACGCGCTAGGTAAGAAGCGGTTGGACTTTACCACAGAAGAACTGGAAGCCTACGGCGGGTACTGTGTGCAAGATGTGGAGCTTACATATAAGCTGTTCAACAAGCTTAAAAAAGATTTCCCCCCGTTCGAACTCGCACTGATTGACCTGACAATCCGTATGTTCAGCGAGCCACAACTTTGCCTCGACCTAGATGTGCTCAATGCGCATCTTGAAGATATAGTAAGCAAGAAAGAAGCGCTGCTAGCCAAGGTTAAGCACGACAAGAAAAAGCTGACCAGCAACCCACAGTTTGCAGAATTATTGCGCGAATATGGTATCGAGCCTCCCACTAAAATAAGCCCTAGGACGGGCAAGGAGACCTATGCTTTCGCAAAAAGCGATGAAACCTTCAAAAAACTTCAAGAACACGAAAACCCAGAGGTTCAAGCTATTGTAGCTGCTAGGCTAGGGGTAAGGTCTACTATTGAGGAGACCAGAACTCAACGGTTTATCGACATAGGCAACAGGGGTACACTCCCTATACCTTTGCGTTATTACGCGGCCCACACAGGGCGCTGGGGCGGTTACGACAAGATCAACATGCAGAACCTGCCCCGTGGTTCGCAGCTTAAGAAGGCAATGTGCGCTCCATCCGGGTATAAGTTTATTGACTGCGATTTGTCTCAGATTGAAGCACGTACTCTAGCATGGCTAGCTGAGGAAGATGACTTAGTGGAGGCGTTCGACAGAGGCGACGATGTGTACAAGATAATGGCGTCCGCTATCTACGATAAGCCGGAGGACGAGATAGACAAAGAAGAAAGATTTGTAGGTAAGACTACTATACTAGGTGCAGGCTACGGCATGGGCGCCGCTAAATTCCGAGCGCAATTAAAAAACTTCGGGGTTGAACTAGAGCAAGAAGAATGCGACCGCATCATAAAAGTATATCGAGACACGTACCCCAAGATACCAGCCTTATGGCGGGAAGCTGGCGATGCACTAGACAACATAATCGCTGACAAGAGCAGCTCTTTCGGGCGGGACGATATACTTAAGATAGACGGTACAAGCGGAATCCAACTGCCCAATGGCTTGTATGTGAAGTACCCAGAACTGCAAAAAGAAACTGACGAAGACGGTAAAACAGAACTAGTATACAAAACCCGTAAAGGCAGGGCGCTTATAGATACTAGGATATACGGTGGAAAAGTTATTGAGAACGTGTGTCAGGCACTGGCGCGCATCGTTATCGGTGAACAACTACTGCGTGTATCCAAGAAGTACAAGGTTGTTATGACTGTGCATGACGCCATAGGGTGTATTGTCCCAGAAGATGAAGTAGAACAAGGGATGCGCCTAGTTGAGGAAGTAATGAAGATAAGACCCAAGTGGGCGCCCGACCTGCCTCTCGATTGTGAAGGTGGGTATGGCGATTCTTATGGGGATTGCTGAAGCCCCAGCGGGCGGTGGGCAGGTTCAGACATGGCCGAAAACACCCGCAGTATGCGACACTGGCAAAAAACTCTCTGTCCAAGTATAGCCATGCTATCTTGGATGGCGTTCTCTTTCCCCGGTGTGCGTATACCGGCTAGCCCACGCTACGGGCCTTTTAACTAGGAGATAAATATGTACGGCAAAGACCCAGTAATGGTAGACCTTGATCGGTACCTGACGACGCTAGAGGAAGACTACGTAGACCCATACGAATTAAAGCGGGAACGAGACGAATATCTAGCAGACCAAGAAGACTCGCTAGATGACGACTAAGGAATAGATTATGAAACAGCAAAAAGTTAGAGGTGTACCCCAGTGGGGAAAGTTTAAAGACGCAGTAAGTGCACTGCGCAGCCAAGCACATCACCTTAGCTTTACAAACAACGAAGAGTCAGCTTTTTTTGTAGCCATGATTGCAGAAGGTATAGAGAAGTCTCCTAAGTTTTTTGTTCCTAATGTTAGCGGAGTATTTCGTAAAAGAGATTTAGTCCCTACGTACGACGGGGAAAAGTATATACCTTATAAGCTTCCTTACCCAAAGATGGCTTTGCTACAAACTACAACAATAGTAGATACGCGCCCAGAGTCGCCAAACAGAAATATACCTATGGAGTCGCATAAGGTATCTTTTTTAATGCAAGACCAAGAATCCAAGGACAGCCGCCCAGACATCCTGTGCACTACGGTTGTTTATGACCCTACAGGCCGGAAATGGGTTAGCGTCCCTGTTTTTGCTAGGTTTTGTTTTGAAACTGACACCTCAGAAGTACCCCCCGACGCGTTTTCTTACTGTTATACAATAGAGCTAAATGCGGACAAGTTTACTTCCCATGCTATCGAAGTTTTATTAGGGGATGAATATTTTAAAGGAGACCCCGTTGCGGTTGAAAAAGATTTAATACAAGATTTTAAGCCTGACTTCCTGTCTACAGCCGCTTTTTGCAAACTTCTAGAAGTAACAGACTGTAAACAAATACCTATAGATGTCCCTGCTAAACTAGCTAAGAAGCACGCTAGAAATAATAAAGATGCTAACTACAGCTACAAGGTGCTATCCATAGGTGGAGAAATTTGGGATAGCTCTTATGTCCATGGAATTAGTGGAGGAGGCAGTGGTAAACGAAGCCATATGCGGCGTGGGCATATACGCACATACCAAAGCGGGAAAAAAGTTTGGGTAAACTCTACATTCGTAAACGGTAGCAAAGAAGGTTTTGTTGAGAAAGACTACAACGTAAAAGCATAAACAGGAGATACAACTATGGAACAAGAAAAAAAGATGGTATATGCACACGTAGGGGGGCCAGTTAAAGCCCCCGAAAAAACCGCGCTAGAGAGACAAACAGGTGGTACGCACTATAAAAGTATGGCTATCCAGCCTGCCGAGTACGCAGAGAAAAACGGCTTGTCCCTGCTAGAAGGTAATGTAGTGAAATACATAACTAGGTGGAAGCTGAAAGGCCAACCGCTAGCTGATTTAGAAAAGGCCAAGCACTGTATTGACCTACTTATTGAGATACACAACGTCAAATGAAAATAACAGTAGAGCTTAACGACTGCGACGCAGAAGAAGGTATGGAACTAATGCGCCGTGCTATAGAAACCGTCGATAAATTAGATAGCATAGCCGACGACTTAGAAGAACTTGTGGGTATGTTGGCTGAGTTAAAGGAGCTACATAAGGAGGACTAGTTTATGCTAACTTCACTAATGTGCGTAGCACTAGCAGTTTACTTCGAAGCGAGGGGTGAGCCGGACACTGGGCAGATTGCAGTTGCTCACGTAATACGAAACAGAATTGAAGACCCGCGCTATCCAGACAATGCGTGTGACGTGGTAAAGCAAGGGTACTACTGGAACGGCAACCCAACCCGCAACATGTGCCAGTTTAGTTTTTATTGTGATGGCAAGAGCGATAATCCTAAGAACAAACAGGCTTGGTTTAACGCGCTGTACATAGCAAAACTTAGTGGGTTTACTCCCGACATTACAGGGGGCGCGACCCATTACCATAGTACAAAAGTGTTTCCTGAATGGGCTTACGTGGGGCGTGTAACGGCTAGGATATACACACATATTTTCTATACAGGTGTGCAATAAGGATGAGAAAGAAAACAAGTACTTTACGCCCCGAAGATAGAGAGGCGCTACAAGAACGGGTTGCGCGTGATGTTGAAGCGTATTTAGCAAAAGGCGGGAAGATAACCCAGTGCCCCCCACGCGCATACAGCACTCCAGCGGTAGGTTACAGCAGTAGGTACAGCGATAGTGACACGCACAAGAACAAACACACAGCGGTTACATACAACGTCGAGCCAATTACTGACCCTATAAAGCGTATGCTTGGCGGGTTTATACCGAGGTTTAAGAGAGATGTATGAGTATAACTGCAAAATTGTTAACGTAGTGGACGGGGATACAGTCGATGTGGATATTGATCTTGGTTTCGATACTTGGCGCTGTAACGAGCGCATTCGTCTTTACGGAGTTGATACTCCAGAGTGCCGCACAAGAGATGCGGAGGAAAAAGCTGCCGGACTCTTGGCAAAGAAGTTTGTCGGAGAGACGCTCCACGTTGGGGAAACCTACAAAATAACGACCAAAGAAAAAGACAAGTACGGGCGGTACCTCGGGCTAATTAAAATCAGCGGGGACTTAACGATAAACGTTGCGCTGGTAACCGAGCGCCTAGCAGTACCCTACAAGGGGCAAAGCAAAGAAGAAATACAAGAAGCACATAAAGCTAACTACCAAGCACTGAAAGGAAAAGGTCTACTATGAAAACACCAAAAGAAGTAAACAAGCTAGAGAGGGAGGAAGGCGGTGGCAGAAAAGATATTTTCGGCGTTTTAGTATACGACAGTAACACCGAGGAAGGCTGTATAGAAATAGAAGCTGACTTTTTTGACGAGCATCCGATTATTCAATTAGATATACTGCAAGATTGGATTGAGGCTGCTACCGACCTCTATAACCACACCCTGTCAGAATTCCAAAGAAAACATTAAGGAAACAACCATGGCGGCTTGGTCTTACAGTAAAGTAAATTCTTTTAAGCAATGCCCTAAGAAGTATTACCACCTACACGTCAAAAAAGATGTTAAGGATACGGGCAGTGCCGCCACTGCGTACGGCAGCAAAGTACATAGCGCTGCTGAAAAATATATAAGGGATGGCAAGCCTTTACCCAAAGAATACAGGTTCATCAAAGGCACGCTTGACGCTCTTAATAACATAGAAGGAGAAAAGCACTGTGAGATTAGGCTAGGTGTAACTAAGGACGGTAATGAATTCGCGCCTAGTACTTTCTGGTCCTCCGATGTCTGGTACCGAGGTATAGCTGATTTGCTGATACTAAACGGTGACAAAGCTTACCTAGTTGATTACAAGACCAGTAAAACTTCTAACTATGCTGACACCAAACAGCTAGACCTGCTTGCCGGAGCAGTCTTTGTGAACTACCCCGAAGTTAAAAAGATTAAATCCGCCCTTTCATTCGTTGTATGCAATAACTTCATAACCAAAGAGCATACTGTTGATATGTATAAGTCTTACATAAGTGTGTTCGATGACGAGCTTGAACGAATAGAAGTGGCTACTGAAAAAGGTGTATGGAATGCAGTAGATGGTCCGCTGTGTCGATTCTGTCCGGTGACTAGCTGCGAGCATAATAGGAGGTAATATGACAGCGCGTTCAGCAGAGACTAACTTGTGGCCCCCGGGTAGTCCGGGCACAAACAGCGAAGAAAAATGCTTTTACCCTAACTGTCGTGGGCCGGTGATAGGGTTTTCGGATTCATATGTAACTTGGGACGTACATGTCCCCCTGCAAGCAATATATGATGCGTTTCCACCAGTAGTGAAATTAGCTATACAAGAAAACACTAATACTAACCCAGACCACCCTAGTAGAATGTTAACTTTTTACTTACATCCAGAATGCGCTGCCGAATGGGGTATGCACTTAATAAAAGATGCCTTAGAGGCTGACGATAAAGTAGGACGTAAATTAAGAAGCGCCCACGAGCTGGAAGAGCAGTACAACGAGTTTTAACGATGCGCCCCATGTACGAAAAAGAAGAAGACAGGGCCAAGGAGCGTGCCGTATTTTCCGCGCTAGCAAAAAAGCTTAATTGCGTGTGTATAACTACACCAAAATTGAGTAGGATAGACCGGTTAATTTGTACAAAAAAAGGCACGCTCAGTGCCATAGTCGAGCTAAAGACAAGGACCAACGCGCACGATAAGTATCCTACGTATATGCTAAGTGCCGCGAAATATAAAGAAATGCTTGCATTGGCGAACGCACTGAAAGTCCCTGCGTTACTGCTAGTAAAGTACACAGATAAGACTAGGATGGTACATCTCAGAGACGAGTACCAATTTGGCCTAGGAGGCAGGGTTGACCGGGGCGATGCACTAGACATGGAGCAGTGCATCTATATACCCATCGAGGATTTTAAAGATTTAGATATAGGAGTTAGCGATGGCTACTAAGAAACGCAACTACAAGAAAGAATACGAGAACTACCAAGGCACAGAAGAACAAAAGAAGAACCGCGCCAAACGTAACGCCGCACGCCGCAAAGCCATGCGCGAAGGCAAAGTATCCAAAGGTGACGGCAAAGATGTTGCACACAAGAAAGCCATGGATAAAGGTGGTACGAACTTTGATGGTACTAGAGTAGAGAGTAAGTCCCGTAACCGGTCTTTCAAACGAGACTCCAAAGGTAACTTAGTGTCCGAAACTAGCAAGCGGGAGCGTAAAAATAAAAAGTGAAAGTAGTCAACGATAGAGCCATCGTGCTCAAGACAAAGCGTCCTCATCTAATAACCGAGCGGGTAAAGAACTACAAAATATTAGAGGAGGACAACGGCGTGTACAAGGTAGCAATACCTTGGGAATTACACGAGGCTCAAGTACTAGCTGACTTGAAAGTTAAAGAAGTGCCCTCTCCTATGGCGCGTGATTATGAGTTTACTGGCCGCTATGAACCGTTCGAGCACCAGAAAGAAACCGCTTCTTTCCTTACACTACACAAGCGTGGTTTTTGCTTTAACGAGCAAGGCACCGGAAAGACCGCATCTGTAATATGGGCAGTTGATTACCTCATGCAGCAAGGATTGGTTAAACGCGTGCTGGTTATATGTCCACTGTCTATTATGAAATCTGCATGGCAAGAAGATATGTTCAAGTTTGCTATGCACCGTACCTGTTCTGTTGCGCATGGCACCGCCAAGCAGCGTAAGAAAATACTCACTGCTGGGGCTGAATTTGTCATTATTAACTTCGACGGCGTAGCTGTAGTTAAGGACGAAATCATAAACGGCGGCTTCGACATGATTGTAGTGGACGAGGCCAATGCCTACAAGAACGCACAGACTAACCGTTGGAAGACTTTGCGTACGATAAGCGCTGGCGTACCGTGGCTGTGGATGCTTACTGGTACTCCCGCAGCACAATCCCCTGTAGATGCGTTTGGGCTAGCAAAGCTAGTAAACCCAGACGGTGTTCCTAAGTACTTTACTGAGTTCAAAGATAAAGTAATGTACAAGGTGTCTAAGTACACGTGGAAGCCTAAATCA